CGCAATCACTTGCGAGGAGTTCCACCAAGATGTGAAGGTTAACAGAGGTGTCCCAGGATATGCGGGCGAACTAAGCAATACAGCTTCGTCCTTTTATCCGCCTGAGCCTTAACCGACCAACCCGATGAGGTGCGCCCATTGAAGGGAGTCGCATTCATCGACGGAAGATCAACACTTCAACATCCTATAGGTGGTGTCCCGGTCTGACCAGCCGGTGCATCGCGGGGAATACGATGTTGACATAACATTGAGAGGACATTGTCCACGGGGCTCCCCCCGTCCGCCGTTAATTCGGCACAGTGTACCTGAAGTCGAGCAAGTAGGCTTCAAAACAACAGCTTCAAATGGTGTCCATGCAGGAGCCGTGCGTCGTTCTGGATTGGCTTTCGGAGTTAACCTAGTACCAAAATTCCACGAACGATAACCGTCAAAAGACCGCACACTCAGAGGCATACTGACAACCACTCTAAGAAGGAATTCCACCAACCTTCCTGATCCAACAATTACGCCGCTCATTTCTTCAAAGGGTGACCGTAAGGCTTCAAACGCCGAAGCGTGATACCATCTACAATCTTTCCTGCATTGAGTACTAGGAGACGATCAGTATTAGAGTTGAACCGAGGAGGGCCCTTCCTCGACAAAGTACAAAGGGTTACGCGAACATAAGTTCGGCCTGCTAGACGTGCAGGAAACGGTCGTTCACTTGCGTGAAGACGACTTGGGCAACTGCTTGAAGTCGCCACGATCACTTCTGGGTGTCAGCGAGACATAGTCCGTCTCAACCCGAGGCTCAACACGACGAACACGAGGTACCGTCGGCTGATCCGTAGTTACTCGACCGCGAACGCGAGGTTCGCCATCCTGAGGAAGTAAATTCTGGGTGTCATTGGTAAAACCATAGAGATCGAGCACGAAGTGAATGAGGTTCGTTCCGAAAGTAATTGAACCTGATGTGGCAGCGTTTGAAACTGCGATAATTGCGCCCTGTGAGCATTGACGCAATTGCGCAGAGTTCGAAGATGTCGGTTGCAGAGTATCGCCGGCAACAGTCGTGTAGAACAACTCATCTGCACGTGAAGTTTTCGATTCACGGATGAGCGGGATCATTCGATTCGGCGTCCATGCCGAAAAACGATCAACCTGTTCCGTCACCCCCGTAGATGCTGTATACGTGGTGTTGTCCGCAGCTGAGGCATCGCTCTCGTAGGCAACTTCGATGACGCGATTGTCAGCACTGGACGTAGGACTGTTGGCTGCGTATTCGAAAAAGAGCTTTCTAAATCGAAAACGCCGGAAATACTGCGCAAAGCTCGCGATGGGACCAGTCGAGCTCCACAGCCGGCCAAGAGGCATGGTGGCTGAGGTACCGATAGCAGTTGGGGAGACAGCAACACCGAAGATTGCACCGAATAGACTAGGAGCAGAAACGTTCCCAATCATCGATGCGGTGTCGGCGCCTCCAGGAAGAACACCAGCGATACGACAACCGCCATGAGGAAATTCATCATGGCTGGGTGCCGATCCAAAGCGAAATCCGAAGAAGTTTCGCTGTCCAGTAAACGCAGCTGCAGGTGCATACTGCACGTCACGGGACATATTGGCATTCATGGCATTGCGTCCTTTAGACCGACGCTGGGTCGAAGCCTTGGAAGCGGCTTTCTGCTTCTTTTGTTTCCGCGGTTGAGTCCGCGTCTTCTGCTTGGATTGCATGGGATCCCTGCTCCAAGCACCCCCCGTGTATCAGCCTGACGTAGGTATGTCAATCGTCTCGAGCTACGAAAGAACACCGTTTCACGCACGCTTCAGCCGTGTAACACAACGTGGGGAGGCCTCCGTCGAGGCGCAGCGACTGTACATCGCAACAAATGACCGCCCGTGCAGTCTGTCGACACAACGTCTTTCAACCTAATCGGCCACATGGGTTAAGATCGACTTGGTACGGAACTATTAAGCTTCATCGGCATGAAGCACCGTTTTGGGCGAACGCTTCGCGACTCAGTGTCACGGACACTTTGCCACTAACGAATTGTTGCGACCCCATATGGAAGGAACGGTACTGCTCCTACTTCCATGATGCTCGTGTATATCCGAGCTCGTTCTTTCGTGGACCTCATTCTAGGGAGGACACTCACCGGATCAGGCCGGCTGCTCGCTGCGTACCATTGTAGCATCTCATTGAGCAACTAAGAACATTCGGTTTAACGTCATGAACTGGACTTGATCCCACGGTTTAAGTCAACCGTAAACTCACTTGTGTGAAAGGCTATGAGAATAGGAGCTCGATACATCTTTACCGCTTCGGTGCGGAGGTTGAAGTAGAGCAAGCGCCCTCAGGGAACGTTCTCACACATAGGTGATTCCAAGGCCTGGGCATTAGGCCGAGATCGAAACACCCTCAAAGATCTCATCTTCGCGATACGGACGCTGACAGAACCCCCTCATCATGAGGCGTTCAGGGTACGGGACTAGCATCGAAGCTTCTGTCCTTTTCAACCGTCGCAAGAGCTTCCGGGAAAGATCGTAAGCGGTGCACATGGCTACATTTTCGCCATCCGCTTCTGAAACGATATCCTGGATGAGACCAAGCTCGCGCCGCTCAAGTTTCTGAAGAACCGTGAAACCAGACGAAATTCCTGGTCGGATTACTTCAGGCGGCACAATGCACCCTCGATACAACATTCGGCGGCCCTGTATTCTTGATAAATCATGTACAGGTTTCGAAACATGACCGTCGCCAATGTAGAGCTTTCCCGCCTTGGAGAGCTCAAGACCACCGTGAACCAGGACAGTAGCAATCGTCCTCTGGGTCTTTGTAAATCGAGCCTTCTCACTAGGGACCATGCCAAGTCCGTAGAACTCACGAGGAGCGTGATATGAGAAGAATCCATCCGCAGACGCGTGTCGGAGGTGTTCACGATGAATACTGTGAAAACGACGGATAGCGCGTTCGCGGTTTTGAGCACCGAGAATGGCCTCGGGCTGCAGAGAGTACAGGGACTGGTAAGTACCGCCTGACTCACCCTCAACGGAGGGCTTTTTCGCTACTTTCGACTGACCAAAGAACAAACCCATATTGAAAAAGGGGCGGTAGTCGAACTCGCACATCTTGCTCGTTTCAAAATCGGACCTTTTACGAGCGTGCCATGGTTGTGAATTGATAAAAATCTTGTCAACGTGGGCAAAGTTCTTCCCGACGGAACGCCTGAAACCGGCATTCTTGACATGATCACACCATACGGAGTACTGCGACTCCTTGCAGCGAAACAAAATGTCGTCGCCATTCACGAGAATTGGAATTTTCGTGATATCATCCATATGTGGATAGAGGGCGAGCCAAGCGACACAAAAGTTGACGAGACACAAGATTGGAAACGAAAGCGTTGAACCCATCAGCTGACCATTCTGCTGACGACAAGGCCTCAAATCGGGCGTTCCATTCATTTCACAGTCCTCATCAACAAAGTTCTTCGGATAACTGACGACGTGCGGTTCAATGCACGAGTCCATCGCCAGTACGTACTGCTCGACAAGATCGCTTGAATATTCGCGATTTGCATGTCGGAAACGGTCCATCATGAGACGGTGACAAGCGCGTGTCAATCGGATATCAATCTCATCCGTAGCGCCAGAGTAATCACCTGAGACCCAGACCGTCTTCTCTCCATCATACGCCCTTCCCTGAAAGAGTCCATACTCCGCTGAGACTCGATCCAAAAATTTCAGGTGCCACCTCTCAAGTGGCTGGCCGCAGAGAGAGAACTGAGGAATTTGACGAATATAGCTGTGAATATCCTTCTGGAAGCTCCGAGAAATCCAATAAGGTCTCGCTTCGCCAGCTGTAACAGTGCGAACTTTGCCAGGCTCTAAAACAGCAGCAACACGGCAATTCACATTGTCGGGCCCGTCTTCATCGGGGCCCTTCGTCATCACGTTGCGTGGGAGAGAAAGCGAGTTGAAAAGACTCTCGCGATACGACTGAGGTTGACGGTATGCAAACAACCGATCCGTTACGTCGTTCAAAACTCTCCGGAGACTCGGAAACGGGAAACCCCGGATCTCCTTAACACCGTAGTGTGGCATATAGTCCATTGCCAACAACTCACCGGTGCACTCACGCACGGCACCAAGACCCACTTCGGAAACACTTCCGTGGGAAGTCTCATCGTCGAAGTAAAAGCATTCGACACGATCCCCATTCTTGGCGGCTGGATTCTCTTCATGGAAGTAGGTGTCAGCAAGAAACTGCGACGCGCCACCTCTAGCCCTTGAAGCCTCAAAACACGCTGAGCCCGAAGGCTGCATCATGCGCGGAAGCTTAGGGTTGAAACCAGCAAGAACTTTCCTCATTCTAGCAGTAACCTCCTCGACAAAAATGTCAGGAGCCGCTGGAACTGTCCGGCAACCAATGCCGGTGCGTATTCTACTCCTCGGATCAGGAGGTACGACGAAGATTGATCCAGAGTTCATTGGACCAGGTGGACGAAGCATGGCTTTTTTATGCTTCACAAGCGAATTGATGACAAAATCATCGTCAACAGGGAGAAACGCTCTTTTCAACTGCTGTACCGCAGTGAGAAGATCGAAGTGTCTCAATCCCATTCGCCCAAGGTCATGATTGACCGCCCTGCGCATCAGAAAGCGCAATCCACCGGTGAGCCCACCGTACAGATCGGCACCTTGGAACGGTGCAGGCTCACACTCCTGTCGCATGTGTTTCGCAAGAAGCGTCGAAGACCACCACTTGACGTAGGCGATATACTTCATCCGATCGGGCTCTACGTGCTGCGATAGCACAGCGAGCAACTGGCTGAGAGGAATTCTTCCATTCCATCGATCAAGCCATTCAGAGTCGGCTAAAAGTTCGAAGTACGCGCGAACCACACGGAGAACACATTCCGGATGGCCAATTTTCAAAAAGGCCCCAGCCTTGTCGGAAGCAATCGCGACAAGGACCAGCATGTCTCTCGGTCGTAGGCATTCGACCAAACGCTGGATTAGCCCGTCAAACATCCTTGACGGCCTCTGTACGAGTTGAGTAAGCTCGGCCAGAGTGGAGTCCGCTAGGCTCCCGAGGTCACCGCGTCCGCAGATGTCTGCGAGCACGCTGTGGAGTACCTGTCGTGGAACTGATTCAGAGGTCGGATCTACAGTGCGCTTTGCTTTCGCGCATTTAGAATCCTTCTTCAACATGAATCGCCACCCTGCACTACCTTTGTGCAACAGGTCGATAATCGCATCCAGGGAAGAGAAGCTGACATAGCTCTCTGTCTCCTCCGGAATACGTGTCTTCATTCGATTTTCGAAGATACTCA